GCCCGCCGTAGTTAATCCACTAGCTGGTGCGCAATTTATATTTCATGTTCAGGAATCTAAAAAGGAAACAGACTACGATATCATCGATGTAACACAATAGAAATGAAAATCATCACGAACAGACAGTATTTTCAGATTCTGAAGATACTAAGCATCTTTCACGGAGGCAAAATGGCCGAAGCAGATTTGCAAGCAGCTCTTGATACAATTCAGGCAGATGTTACTCAGGTTGTTGCACAGTCACAGCAGCAGGCAGCCACAATCGCACAGCTAGAAGCACAGGTAGCTGCTGGTAGTCCTGTTACAGCAGACCAGCTCGCATCGCTAACAGCAGAAGCTCAGAGTATCGTTGCTTCGCTCAATGCTGTTGTCGTTCCGCCAGCTACTAGCAATGCAGTCGCGACCCCACCGAAACCCGCTGCATGAAGAAAATCTTATCTATTATTCTATTAGCTATAACCACACTAAGCGCGCAATCAGCGCCAATTATTATCGGACCAAATTCAGTTTTGCAATGGAATATCGCAGCACCTGATATTCCAACAGCACAATCTTTTACTTATGCAGTTACCGTAGACGGTGCTGCACCAATTACCGTTACACCAGTTACATGTGTTGCTAGTTCCACAAGTGGAATTCAGCAATGCTCAACTCCTGTAAGTCAGCTACCACTTGGTAGTCATACAGTTACAATGACTGCTGCGAGTGGTAGTATTGTTTCAGCTTCGAGCGCGCCCTATAGCTTTGTAGATTTGTTAATACCTGTTCCAACAGGAATTGGAGTTCACTAATGGATTCTCATATAGTAGGGGCAATAGCTGCTATCATTGCAGCAGTGTTTGGTTATTATAATCATTCACAGGGCCATTCAATTAAGGTTATTGTCAATGGCAAATTACAAGCTGCCTTAGATAAGATTGAAGAACTACAAACTGAATTAGTTGAACTAAGAGTCACTAAGGCAGAACGAATTAAGGAATTGGAATCTGAGCTGAAGAAAATCAAAGAGTTACAGGTGCAGATATGATTTCAATCATTGCAAAAGACCCCAATGGAAATTTAGTTGCAGAATTTCAAGTAACTGTTGAGTTACCTAATTCTGCAAATATCAGCGTGACCGTCGCTGGTTACGCGCCATATGTAAATCAGCCCTATAAGAATCTATCATTAGATTCAACTATTCCCATCACGTTGGTTCCAGTTTCGCCAGCAGTCCCCGCGCCCCCTTCAACCCCCACACCGCCTGTCGCATTAGCATCATTCGTTAGTGGAATGACTGATGACCAAGTTCGCGCTTTGGTTAATCAGTATATTCTTATTGCAGGTGTTGCTAACATTGATAATGGACAATATTGGGTTACTGATTGGGACGCGTGGGGTTCTAGCGACCCAGCTTATTTCCAAGGTAAGTTAATTGCAGGTATTAAGGGGCAGCCTAATTATAATGGATACTTTGGGTAATGAGGATAGTTCTCGGGCGTCATGGTGATGCGGCTAATACTAAAGGCAAGTTTCATGGCCTAAAGGATGAGCCGCTCACTTCCAGTGGTAGGCAAGAAGCATACGCGCTCGCAAAAGAACTAAAACAATATCACGCAGAAATAATCTATTATTCTCCTTTAAGTCGTTGTAGAGATACAGCGAAAATTTTATCAACTGAGTTAGGCTTACCAATGAAAGCCGCTCCACCACTTAAACCCCTTGATAGTGGCAAATTCGTTGGTAAGCCTATTGATTCACATATTAAAGAGTTTAAGTATTATCTTAATAATCCCTCTGAAAAAATCCCAGGGGGGCAATCGGTAAATGATTGGGCTAAACAATATCTACCATTCTTCGAACAGTATTTAAGAAGCAAATCTAAAGATACGGTAATTTTTGTAACGCATGGGCGAAATATTATATTAAGTGACGCGTATATGAAGAAAGGTAATTTGGCACCTGACTTCGATAAACATACTTTAGCAGACAATAAGAAAACCACAGAACATGGTGGTTATGCAATTGCAGATAAGAATCATTTCGAAATTATAGATGCAAAAGCAACAGTCGCCGGAACATCTTAGAGGGGAAGATGTTACAATTCATTATTAACTATATCGAAAAGAATCCAGCAATCGTCGAGCAGATTATCACAGCAGTTCTTAATATGATTCTAAAGAATCCTACATTACTTCATTCAGCAGTATCTATTGGACTTAATAAGGTTGCAGCATCTACGCCAGCAGTGAGCATTACTCAACCGACTGTTGTTGCATCTGAAGTCACTTCCTAATGTTTGACAGCATCAAAAGAGATTGGCGACCGCATCCTAAACAGGAACAGGCTATTAGTGTGCCTAATACTGTTTTGGAAACATTCTTTGGTGGTGCTGCTGGACCTGGTAAGACAGATTGTGGTGTAGTTCTACCACTAATGAAGAAGTGCAGATATAGCGACCGCATGATGTATCAGCATCCCTTATTTAAGGGAATCATCATGCGTCGCACAATTCCTGAGTTAAAGAAAGAATTAGTTAAGCGTTGTCAAGGATTTTATCCCCAGACTGGCGCTACTTATAATAAAACTGATCGCGTATGGACATGGCCGTGGGGCGCGCAGATGTATCTATCTGCCGCAGAACACGAAGATGATGTTCGTAAGTATGATACAGAACAATTCTCATATGAATTTTTTGAAGAGTTAACTTCATTTGTAGAGTTTCAATATATCTACATGATTTCGAGGTGCAGGCCCGCAGATGAAGATTTACCATCTATCGTATTCTCCGCATCAAATCCCGGAAATATTGGACATGGATGGGTTAGAAAAAGATTCGTTGAACCTTACAAAGATGGAGGAAAGATTATTCGCCAATACTTCTTTGATAAGGCCGGAAATTACATACTCGATGGGGCTGGCAATCGAAAGTTTATCCAGCGAATATTTATTAAAGCATTAGCTACTGATAACCCATATCTCCTGAAAAATGACCCAGACTATCTTGTTAAGCTCGAAATGCTGCCGGAAGCAGAAAAAGCAGCGAAGCTCTACGGAGATTGGTGGACATTCTCAGGTCAAGTATTTGATTCATTTCGTGCCAGACATTATCCGGACGAGCCCGATAATGCACTGCATGTTATACCAGCCCAGGAAATACCACATTGGTGGCCGCGAATTCTGGCGATTGACTGGGGTTTTAAAGCTGCAACTGTGGCATATTGGGCAGCGATATCTCCAGAAGGTAGAGTTTTCATTTACCGCGAATATTATGTGCGGGAAACAGAAGTCGCGGTGTGGGCTACGGAAATTGGGGAATTATCGCGTGGAGAAAATATTCGTTGCTTAGATTTAGATACGAACGCGTGGGAGTCACGTGGTGAACCTAAGACTATTGCTCAGCAATTTCAAGAACATTTTACAGCAGCCTTTAGTGGCGTTCTACAAGCAGAACAAGCGACGAAAGGTAGAATCTCAGGTAAAGTGTTGGTTCAGGAATATCTACGTTGGAAGCCGAAACCAACATTTCAGCATGACCCTGGCAAGACGTTTGATTATGAAGAATCGTTACGATTAAAGCGATTATCAGAAACTGCGTGGCAACGCTACATTGAATTATTCGAACCACCAGCTATCGAACAAAACTTACCGCGCCTTCAGATTTTCGACACCTGTAAGCAACTTATCGAATGCATCCCGCTATGCATTTATGATGATAAGAATGTCGAAGATGTTAAGGAATGGCAAGTATCAGATTCGCAAGTTGGTGATGACCCATACGATTGTCTACGATATTTATTAAAGCGCGTAGATAGATTCATTAAAGAATCTGCGAATGAATTTGAATATCGAGCGCGTGAACAAAAGGTTGTAGCTGAACTTGCTACAACTGGAAATCAAACAGCTTACTATCGCAAGATGGAATTAATTGAAAGAACTGGAGCTAAGCGTGGATTTGCGAAGCGTGCTGGTAGCTTTTCGAGAACTCTTCGTAAAAAGATGCGCAGCTTGCGAAGCGCGTGATGTTACAATAGCATTGCTCCAGCAAGAACTGCATTCTCGTGATGAAAAGTGGGAAAATGAAGTTCGTATTCATCACGATGATATGAATGATATCATTAAGCATATTACTGGAATGAATCGCGTAGCGCGTGAATCATCTGGTGAAATGCATAGCATACCTCGCAATATTAATTCTATGGGAGCGCGTATTCGTCATGCTGAACGAAAAGATGCGCAAGAAGCTACATTATTAAGTGCTAAGCGTAGAGCTGATTATGAAGCGCGTATTCAAGCTCTCGAAAAACCAGAAGTTGAGGTAATGGAAAATGGGGTCCAGTAACGGTTCATCTGGTGGTAACTCACTTAATAATTTGCTATCATCTTCATCTTCACCATTACCTGGCCAGTCTAGCACTTCATGGAATAATGGTCAGATGGGACAGCCAATGATGAATATGGGTGGACAAAGCAGTGGTGCTTTTCCATCTCCTAATGCTGGACTATCAGGTGGTAGTCCTATGCTATTGAATAATACTGGTTCCTTGCAAACAATTCTTACTCAGTTATTAGGTGGGCAGCAGAATTTTAATCGCGGATTACCAGCGCAAGGAACACCAATGCAACCACAAGGTGGTGGAATGAGCACTGGCGGTAATCCACAACCTATAATGCAAAGTCCATATTTTGCTGGCGGTGGCGCGTATAATGGACCAGTTGGTGCTGGCCAAGTTAGTTCATTACCAGTTAATGGCAATATCGCAAAGCTAAACCCAAACACACAGCCAAACACAGGAATGATGCTTAATGGCTAGTTTCAATCTTAAGCCACCGGCGAAGTTTCATATGCCTTCTCCCTCTAAAAAGATTGCTGATGATACAATTCGTAAGAAGCCAGTAATGGGAATGAAAAAGCCAAAAATGAAACTTAATCCTGGTTTATCCGGATTAAAGATTAAACTTTAGGAGAGCAGATGTCAGTTACAATTCCGCCTACACCAAGTTGTAAAGTTACTGTTACTGGATTAACTGCTGGTAGTGAGCAAGTAACAACTAAGCTCATTACTGGAGTTTCAAAAGTTGAATTTGATATTACTCATAATGTTATGCGAATTACTTGCGGTGGAACGGTAGTTCAGGAAGTTGGGATGGATTCATTTAGTTCCATTTCAGCGACAGCAGCTTCTAGCGTATTCTCATTTACCTGCTCGTAACGTAAATGGCTAAAGAGATAAAGCTAACAGAAGAACAACAGACCGCGGTAAAGGCTTGCGTAACTATGCTGGAGAAAGATGACCAGTATATTCGTGAGAGAAATATCCGCACGTGGAAGAAAGCTGAGGAATACTGGCGCCTAAATCAATACATCTATTGGTCTGAGGTAGCTCTTGACTATCGCAATATAACAAATTTTCAGGAGCCAACGGGAAATGATGATGACAATGAAAGTGTTCCGCCAAAGACCTTTGCTATTTACAGAGCATATGGAGAGAGCGTCATCGCTGCGATGGCAGCTACTATTCCATCTGTTCTCTTTTTTCCTGATGACGCTGATAACCCTGACGACATTAATACTGCCAAAGCGTATTCGCTAATTTCTGAACTAATTCAGAAGCATTCGCGTGCTCCTTTACTATTTATTCATATTCTTACACTTCTTTATAATCAGGGACTCGTTGCAACCTATACTTCATGGGATGACGACGAGAAATATGGTTCTGTTAAAATTCCAAACTTTACTAATGAACAAGTTAAGATGCAGGAGATTGTCTGTCCGCAGTGTCAATCCATCTTAGCTAATTCTCCTATTCAGGATGAGTCATCACAAGAAAATGCCGACGACCAACTTACGAAAGAAGAACAATCTCAAGTTACGCAAGAAAAACCTCTGGAACAAATCTATCACTGCTCTAATTGTGGATATGAGGGGCAAGCGGAAGCTGGTGAAGTCTTTGATGAGACAATCCCAAGACTTACAGGCTATTCAGATACTCCAAAAGGTAGAATCAGTATACAGTCTTTTGGTCCCCTTAACGTCCGCATTAGTTCTTACGCAAAAACGGTTGAAGATGTAGGATTGTTAGAACTTCAATTGGAGATGCATTATGCAGCAGCGCGAGACGAATTCCCGGAAATCGCTGACAAAATACGAGCTACAAGTGACTTCTATTCATACGAACGATGGGGTAGAACTTCTTCGGAACTCCTCAGTGACCAATTGTTTAATCAAGTTACTGTCAGATATTGCTGGGTGCGGCAATGGGGATTTGAGGCGTTTTCTGGCCGTAGTGGAGTCATTGACTCAGACACTACAATTAAAGACCTAAAGAAAAAGTTTCCACATGGGTGCTGTGCTATCTTTGTTAATGATATCTTTGCACGCGCTTATGATGAATCGCTAGACGACCACTGGTCAATTACGGTTAATCCACTTGATAGCTTTATTCATGGTATCCCAATTGGTCGCGCAGCATTAGATGTTCAAGACGCGTATAATGAAGTTAAGAATCTTGGATTACAAAAGCACCAATTCGGTATTGCGGAAACGTTCGTTGATGGTTCTGTTATTGACGAGGAATCCTATCGTCAGCAAATGGCTGGCCCCGGTTATGTAACATTTGCTAATGCCCCACAGGGACAAGCATTAGCGCAAAGCTTCTTTCAAACTAGAACGGCGGCCATGAATGAAGAAGATACAGAATTGGCAGAATCGCTTAATAGTGATGCGCAATTCTTACTTGGAGCAGTTCCTAGTATATTTGGTGGGTCACAAGTATCTGGGTCGAAAACTGCGACAGAATATAACCAAAGTCGAAATTTTGCCTTACAAAGACTTGGTAATCATTGGACTAATATCAAGTATCTTTGGGCAGAAACTTTGGGTAAGGCTTGTCGTCTCTTCGCCACAAAAATGGTTGAAGACGAAAAATTTGTTAGACAAAATGGGAATTCATTCGAAACTGTCTGGATTCGACAAGCTGAACTTACTGGTAAAGTCGGGAATGTTGAACCTGACCCATCAGAGCAGTTTCCATTAACTTGGGCTCAAAAGCGTGATTTATTTATGCAAATGATAACAATGCAAAATCCCGTTATTGGGCAAATTATGTTACATCCAAATAATGCGCAGAATACAAAAGATGCATTGGGCTTTCCCGAATTTTATATTCCCGGTGAAGAAGATAGGTCAAAGCAGCTCATTGAACTTCGTAAGTTATCATTAGTAGATGCTGACCAACTCCCACCGGACGCGCAACAATCTACAGTTCCTATCGACCCTGATGTCGATGATGATAATGTTCATATTATGGTTATTAAACTTTGGTGCGTAAGCGCTGAAGGATTATATCTTAAGGAAACTAATCCTGTTGGTTACATGAATGTTATTCTGCATTTGCGTGAGCATGTTGCACATTTGCAATCGATGCAACCACCGCAACCACAACAGCAGCAACAACAGAAGCAGCCGCCACAGGGAAATAAACAACCGTCGCAATTGCATGTAATACATTCAGCAGGTGCGCCACCACCACAACCGCAGGGGCAACAGTAATGAATAGAAAAATTTGGTATCTTTATTATGCTCCACCTTCTGATTCTGGTGGCAGCGCAGTTCTTGATAAACCTGGTCCTAAGGAGGAATTTCTAGATGATGACACTCATCTTTTAGATGGTCTCCTTGGTGATAAGGAAGATAAAGAAGATGATAAGGAAGAAAAAGAAGATGAAGAAGATAAGGAAGATTTATTAGAAGAAGATAAAGAAGAAAAAGAAGATGAAGATGAGGAAGAAGAAAAGGAAGATTTACTTGATGTAACTAACGCGCGTGGCGTTGACCTCAAGAAAATTAAGGAAAAGTATCCTGACTTCGCAAAGACAAATGATTTTAGGGAACTGAGAAACGCGTATTATCGCGAATCTCAGTATACTGAAATCTTCCCGACTTTAGAAGATGCTCATGAAGCTGCTGAGAATAATGAGACATTTAATAAGCTGAATGAAGCATTAGTTCAAAAGGGTGATGCTACTGATTTACTGCGAGCTGTTAATGAGGCATCTCCTGAAGCATACAAGAAACTCGCAACTGGTTTTCTTGACACTGTAGCTAAACTAGATAATAATACTTATGTGGAAATGATTACGCCAGTCGTCAAGCGTCTTGCTCGACAAATTTATGATGCTGGCAATAAGATTCTGAAGCGAAATGATAAGGATGAATCTGGTCAAGCATTAGTTGCTACTGCGCGTAATATCATGCAGTATGCCTTTGAAGATGGTGATGCTATTGATAAGCCAGACCAGCCTGTTGACCCTAAGATTGCTGAGAAAGAAGCAGAGTTAAATCGTAGAGAATCAGCAATCGCGCAGGAGAAATATAATTCTGCATATTCAACTTGTAGCACAGCTGTAGAACGTCATCTTGACAAAATGATTCTTCAGGGATTAGACCCTGATGGCAAGATGAACGAATTTACTCGGGATACTCTTTTAGAAAAAATTAAAGATGAAGTTAAGAGTCAGGTTGGCAAGGACCAGACTCATTTAAAACGTATGACTTCTTTATGGAAGCGTTCCGCACAGCAGGGATTTAACAGAGAAAGTCTATCCAGTATTGTTTCCGCGTTCCTGGAGCGCGCAAGACCTGTGATTCCTACAGTGCGAAATAAATTCCGAAGTAAAGCGATTACGCAACGTGAAGCGCGTAACGATGATGATAACAGTGATAAGAAGAATATCAAACTTGTAAACAAGGGTCGGACTGGACGCAGCCCGAGCAATGATGGCAAGGTCAATATGAAAAATGTTGACCCACGTAAAATTGATTATCGTAATACTTCTGATGATGACATTTTCGAAGGCAAAATCAAACTTAAGGGATAATTGATATGGCGTTAAATGAGGCACAAGTTGTTGCAACAGAGTTGGAGCATGTTGATGAAGTGCTACCCACTCTGTTCGACCGCGAAGATAGATTCTTCGCTAAGCTCGAAAAGAGACCTGTAATTAAGGTTTCTAATCGTGCGATGCGTATTCCACTGGAATTAGATCCCGGTGGAGATTTCGCACATTTCGACCCAGATGGCGGTGATTTGGGCGTTGGTGATGGTCCTAATTATCAAGTAGCTACTTTGCAGCCTGCATTTCTGCGGGAAGCTATTCAATGGACCAAGAAGGCAGAATGGGCTGCTGATGATAAGCGGAAAGCTATTATTGATTTAGTTCGTCAGTTGACTTCTAAATCAATGCAGGAGTTCCGCCGTAATCTTGATTCTCTATCAATGACTGATGGAACAGGCACGATGGGCACTGTTACATCTCTCACTACTACTACCCTGACCAATGATACCATTCTTCTTAACACAGACGGGTTCAATGCTCGTTTGCTGCGTTATGGAATGCGTATCAATATTTATAGTTCTACACTGGGAACTCAGCGCACAACTGGCACACTCCCTACTATTATTTTCTATGACCTCGCGAATAAGACAGTTCAAATTAACCAGACTGTTGCTAATATTGTAGCTGGTGATTTGGTTGTTGTTGCTGGTTTGAATGGACCTAATCCCTCTTCTATTTTTGGGGTTAAGTATCATCACAATAATGCTTCTACTGGCACATGGCTCGGATTCAATCGTGCGACCACGCCTGAAATTCGCGCTAACAATGTTGCTGCTGGTGGCAGCTTTACACTTCCATTTGCTCGCTTGGCCCGTAATAAGGTTGGCGACCGCGTTGGAATGGATACGGTTAAGAAAGTTAAAGCATGGATGCATCCTTGTCAGAAGCAGGCTTATGAAGCTGTTGGACAGCTTGTCAGCATTATTCATAAGCAGCCAAAGGATGAAGCTTTAGATATGTATTTTGGCGATAATATGCAAATGGCGGGTGCTCCGATTGAGGAGTCATTCTCCTGGGATAAGACACGTATTGATTTTATTTATGAAGAAACATGGGGACGTGCAGAGATGCATCCCTGTAAATTTTATGACGTAGATGGTAGGAAGATTTTCGAGTTACGTGGCGCTTCGGGTGGCGTTGCTACCTCGCAGATTTTCTATATTACCATCGCATTTCAAGAATTCGTTAGAAACCCGGCTGCGTGCGTTTATATCAGCACGCTGACCATTCCAAGTGGTTACTAATTATGGGAGCTATTGTTGAAAATATCTTTCCGTTTATCAGCCCTGGGGGCGTGCAGGGTGGCAAGGTAAATCCTACTACGGTAGCATCTACCACTGCAATGCCCGCTCCCACGGCACTTATTACATTCGTTAGCGGAACTACATCTATTACAAGCATTGCGCTACCATACCCCAACTTTACAGGATATTTTGTTTATATTCCAACAGGAGCGATGGCTGCTGCAACTGGTGGTCCTGCTGCTACCACTTCAGCATTGCCTATCGCTGCTGCATTTACTGCCACAACTAATGTTCCTGTAATGGTATTTACTGATGGAAATCTCTGGTATTTGAAGTAATAATGAGGGCTGGTCATGGACATTCATATCATTAATCGGCGTCTAGCTGACATCTATGGTCATGATTTCCTTGACCAGCCTATTTATCGTATCGTTTGGAGTGCAAGTGAAACAGAAAAGCGATTTTCGACTTTTCGAGATTTTCTACAAGGAACAAATATCTTTCTTAGGGAAGTTACTGAAGTTCGTGAAGTTAAAAAGTATCCTGATTTTGCACCCCAATGGATACTTGAGAAGCTCTTTTTCAACCAGCATAACAATGAAATACTTGATAACACCACTCTTGCTCCACGCACGTGCACCTATGAACCATTATGGGCCTTTGGGCTCGATGATAAGAATAAGCCGAAACAACCAGTATGGCGTGCGATTGAAATAATTTTGATGTGCGTGAACAATCCAAAGAAGCTCACGCCATCACAAATGAATGATAAAGAATTTGAACAAGCTAAGAAAGATGAAGAATTAATGATGGAGATTATGAATACTAGAATCAAGAATGATGCATTCCATTCTGCTGTGCAGGATGGTGATGCTGTGTTATTTGGACGAAGTAAATCAGAAATGCCAAAGGAAGAAAAGAAGATAGAGATTATCAATGGATAACACATTCGCAACTGTGTGCTCGATGCTTCCATACGCGCTTCTAGAAGTTAAGACAGGATTATACCCCAATTCTTTTCCAATTGCTAAAGCAGAACCAAACCAATTTACGCTTAACATTATCCCAAACAATATTTATTACCTGGTGAATCCAGACCCACTCGCAGAAGCAAAGCAGACGCACTACATAAAAGTTCCTGTACCTGCTATTGATTGTGCGCGCTCTGTTGTTAATGATTATGTCACTTCGCTAATCGCAGTGGATTTGCCTGACCGCGTGCCCGGCTTATTCGCTGTAGAAGGTGACTGGAAAGATAAGAAAGAATTTCAACTTAAGCATGCAGATAAGTTAATTCAGTATCGTAAGTATCAGCTGAACTGGTTTGAAAATCTTGTTCGCGATGCTGATGATATGTGGGCTAAAACTCATTCGCCAGTTATGATTTCTGATTTGCAGCGTAGTGCTGCTAAGCAGCTTGGTTTTCAGCGAGATTGGATTAATCCCACTCCTAGTGAATTACTGGAGAAGTGCCCAATCTGCAAGAATCCAATTAATCCTGGTGCGCTTAAATGTATCTCCTGCCAGACTGTGTTAAATAAAGTTGAGTATGATCGCGTATTAGCCACCGTGAAGTAAGATGAGCTACACTCTGTTAGACATTATACCTCGCATCGTAGCGAGGTTAAATGACTCCGACCAAAACATCTACACCAATCTTGCGCTAATTCCATATGCGCAAGATGCGGGAGATGAGCTACAGTCTATGCTAGAATTGAATGGAGCTTTAGTGCTAGAAGAAATTAGCACTATCATTCCATTCCCAATCTCATTAAATGCAAATCAAGAAAATCTTGTATCATTGGGAAATGGTGGGGACGGCTCTGCTGCTGGAGCACCATTCGATTCACTTATTCCTGATGATATGTTAGAACCGCAAAGATTAGAAGAACGTCTAACTGGCACTACAGACCAGTTTATCCCCATGATTCGGCGTGCGTGGGAACCAGATGTTCAACCTACAGATAGCCTAAGATACTGGTCATATCGTGAAGAAGATATCTTCTTTGTTGGCTGCACCACAGCACGAGATATCAAAGTATACTATCTTAAAAAGTTAATTAATATAACTGGAGTTGGTAGCGTAATAGCTGTTAATAATTCACAACAATTTATGATTAATCGCACGGCTGCAATGGCTGCGCGGTATCTTGGTGAAAATCCAACCAGGGCTGATGAATTAGATAAAGAAGCTACATTAAATCTTGATTGGGTAATTCGTATTGGATTAAAATCTAAGCAAGGTGCGAGAACACGTAGGCGACCATTTGTTATAGTTGGTCGCAGGAGATGGGTATGAATATTGGGCAGACTTTAGGAACTCAAACATTCGGTGAAGTAGATTATGTTAATGCAAGCAATACTGCTGTCGCTTCAACTACAACTATTTCACCGACTGGTGATGTGGTTCGTATTACTGGAACTACAGCGATTCAGACCATTAATCTTCCCGTGCCTAACTTTGTTGGGCCACTTTATATTTACGAGACTGATTCGTCAGTGGCGTCGCTTGGCACATCTGGTAATATCGCCCTGGGTGTTACGCTGACCCGATATAAGGTTTTTACTCTTATCTATGATTCTGGCACTTCCAAGTGGTATCCTTCAGCGACTAGTTAATTATGAAACCATCAATTGGTAGAATTGTTCATTTTGTTCAGGAGAAACCTGCTCATTATCAGCAGGCAGACCAGCCTCGAAAGATGGTTCATCTCCCCGCTATTATTGTTGCAGTATGGGGTGATACTTGTGTTAATCTTCAGGTGTTCACGGATATGAATAATTCTGATGAACAAAATATGATGCCTATTAAATGGGTTACATCTGTTAGTTTAGATGCAAGTGAAACTCCACAAGCTAGGACATGGCATTGGCCTGAGCGCGTAGAATAAGAAATGCGCGATCACGACCCAATAGTAATTGAAGAATTTAATGGTCTCTATATTAGGGGCGATGCAGAAGCATGCCCACCAGACCATTCACCAGATAACAATAATGTAGCTTTTATTCAATCAGGAATACGCACAAGAGATGGATTAGATACTTATGAGCCGTATGGTAATGTTCTGCGGATTTATAACTATGTATATCTTAATGTTCCTAATTCCTACGAATCTCTTCTTATTCTTGATAGCAATGGCAATATTTTCCACGATAAGTCTCCTACTCCTTATACTCCCATATTAACTATCGTAGGAATGACTGATTTTGGTTTCGTTGCTATTGATGGACGCGCTTTTATTAATCCATGCAATGGCACCACAGGAATGCAAAATCAGTCGGTATGGATTTATAAAGGAGATGGAACACCTGCAAGATTAGCTGGGGGTGCTCCACCTACTGGCACATTAACATTAGCTAATACCGGCTCAGGAAATAATCCGGCTGGAGTGCGTGTTTACGCGGTCGCCTTTGAAACTGATACAGGATTTATCACTGCTCTGGCGGGATTTGCAAATATCAATGACCCAGGTAGCGATGAAGTTACAATTTCTGCTATTCCAGTTGGCCCAAGCTACGTTGTAGCACGTAGACTTGTAAGCACAATAGCTATTCAACCTACTCTCTTTTCAGGCGATATTCAAGATCAATATGAATTTTTCTTTATTCCGGAAGGCAGAATAGCAGACAATACAACGACTAGCATCACACTGTCGTTCTATGACGCCGAGCTATTAGAAGATGCTTCGTATCTTCTCAATCTTTTTACTAACATTCCTGCTGGCGTTGGTTTTACTACCTATCATAATCGTTTGGTTAGCTTTTCTGAGTATGCTAATATCAGCCTTGCACGAGTTAGCTATGTGGGTCAGCCGGAAGCGGTGGACCAAGTAACTGGCTTATTAATTGTTCCATTAGATGCACGGCCACTAACTAATGGTCAAGTATTTCAAGATACACTTTATATGTTCAAGTCTACGCGCACATTTGCCTATTCTGATAGCGGCGATGTGCCATCTACTTGGCCTTTAACAATTGTTGATAGTGGTGTTGGCGCATCGGTTCATGGGGTTGCAGCAGTATTAGATAGTGAAGCTGTCAATCTTCTCTATCTCATCATCATTGATTTTTCAGGTGTTATTCTTTTCAATGGCGCATATATTCGGCCTGAGCTAACGTGGAAAGTTAAAGATTATTGGATGAGCCAAGCACGTAGTGGCTTTATAAATATGCAAATTATGAATGATGCCATTGACCAAATTATATATGTTTCAATGCCTGATGGAACTATCTTAATGGGTGACTACTCGAATGGGTTAGATTTCAAATCTATTCGATGGGCTCATTGGACATTCGATGTTACTCCCAATACTATTGCAATGATTAACTACAATCAATTTCTCATTGGAGCGAGCTGATGGCAACTGGAAAGGGAAATAGCTTTATTAATAGTTTTCTTAATTTAATTTTAAATGCTACAACAATGACGAGTATGGCTCAAAATGCTAGTAGCTCGCCATATACCAGTTTGTATTGGGCGCTTCATACAGCCAATCCAGGTGCTACTGGAAACCAAACTACAAGTGAAGCAGCTTATACAAGTTATGCGCGTGTTGCTGCGGCTCGCACAACTTCTGGCTTTTCTGCTGCTACAGCACAAGTCTCTAATCCCGCATCTACGGTAGTATTCCCTACGGCTACTGGTGGCTCTGAGACTGAGACTTATTGCAGCCTTGGAACGGCTTCCTCTGGTGCTGGTATCATTCTCTGGTTTGGTCCCATTTCGCCATCTATCGCTGTTGTAAATGGCACCACACCTGAATTAACCACGGGAACTTCGATAACTGAATCATGAGAGTTTCAGCTACCGGAGTATTAGCAAATGGAGAACATAAAGAAGAATTAGAAGCTGTAATGATGGCTGCTCTGCAAAAAGCTCTTGCAGAAGGCATCACTAATCCAGAAGAATTAAAGGTTAGAATTACTAAAGCGCGTAATGAATGGCAATCTACTTCGTAGATACGGCTGGGGTTGGCGGTAGTCCTAGTAATTCTAATCCCGGCACAATTAGTTCTCCCTGGCTAACCATATCTTATGGTGTGGCGCAGCTTGCTTCAGGAGATACACTATACCTGCGTGCAGGAACTTATAGTGGGGCAGCCAATAGAATTGATTCTACTGTTTACACCGTTCCAGGCAACTTCACGATTCTTAACTATAATTCTGAATCTGTAATCATCCAACCACCAGATGCTACGAACTGCATCAATCTCAGTTCTGGCACGCAAACGAATATCACCATTCAGGGACTTATCCTTGATGGTTCCCTTCAATCAAATATTAATTACCAGGGTATCTACATCTCTGGCACAGCTTCATACATTAATATAAATGTTTGCTCAATTCGTTACTTCCCAAATTTTGGTATCTCCCTTTCTAATAACAATGGGTCTGCCAATAACATCACTATCTATGGATGCGCAATTCATGGTAATGGCTCTGGTAGCCTTGCTACGAATGGTCATGGCATCTATAATACTGGTGCTAGTGATGTAACAATTAATAACTGCACAATCTATAATAATCTTGGTTATGGAATTCACAATAATGAAGATGATGGACTTTATGATGTAAATAATTGTATAACTTATGGTAACTTAATCTATAATAATGGTCGGTCAACTACTACATCTTACGGAATAGTCGATGACGGTGGTGAGGACAACCTCTACTACAACAACATTATTTATGATAATTACGGTGGTATATCAATTTACTCAAATTCGAAAGCTGCGTTAGTCTATAACAATACAATCTATAACAATAACCCATCTACTGGTAGCGGTGGCATTGATTGTCAATACTATGCCACAGCACCAACCATTGAAAATAATATTGTTTATAATAATAATTCAGCAATAAATGATTACGGTGGTAGCGCAACTATTCGTAATAATTATACTAGTAATCCACTCTTTGTAAATGCAGGCGCAGGAAATTTTCAACTTCAAGCTACTAGTCTTTGTATTGGTGCTGGTTTAACCATTCCTGCTGTAACAATCGATTTTGCAGGAAATCCACGCACTGTCCCATATACTATTGGTGCATATCAATATCTTGGCTCAGTAGCCACAATCACTGGTGCTGGCTCACTACTCGGTGTTAGCCCAGTAGCTAATCATGGTGTAATCACTGGAATTGGTTCATTAGCTGGTGTAGGAAAGGCTTTAGTTCCTACTGCTGGAACAATTGTTGGGGGTGGTGCATTAGCCGGCATAGGGCGCGCATTAGCTGGTCCTACAGGTGCTTTAGGTGGTGGTGGAGCATTAGCTGGTGTCGCTGCATTATTAGTTCCAAGTGTTGGAACATTAGCTGGTAGTGGCAGCTTAGCTGGAGTTGGTTCGACCGGTAGTTTACCCCCAAATATTCTACAAGCTAATGCTATTGAACTAGGACCACTTTCAAATACTCTCACTCAAAGAGTTGATTCGGGTGGCACAACTTATGCTGTCTGGTATAAGTATACTGCCTTAACAACTGGATATGTTAGTATTTGGGCATATGGTGATTTAACTGTCTATACACCCCATATTGTTGGTTACCAGCCAAATGCTCCAATTGAACTTTATACAGTTCAGGGAACAGTTTACTATTTCCATATCGCAACTAATTCTGGAAATCCATCACCAGCTAATCTTACTATAACAGGTAGCTTATTTGTTCCATCAACTGTTCCTGTTGGTTCGTTAGCTGTTCCTGATGTAAACAATTCTTTACCACTCTGTATCTTATCTACTGTCTCAGGACAGGTTATTGATTTAGTTAATAATTATGCTACTGGTGGCTATGCAGCAGAGAGCCTGCCAAATGGCACTGTTTTAATAATAAATACTTTCCCATCACTGGCTTTACAAGGATATGGAACAAGCTACACCCAAACCATTCCAAACGTTTCATTTGGTTCACCATTTGAGCTTACTTACGCAAGTGCAATTAGCAGTGACCGAGATGAAACTTTCTATATTACTGGGGACACATCTCCTTCAAATGATGGAAAATATGTAACTACAGTTTCTGCTGTTACTGGACAACAGGGAACACAAGTTTGGCAACCAACTGTTTATTATAGTGGTATATGGGCTATAGCGCCATCACGCGATAATACAATTCTTTATTATATTTCTGGTCAGCCTAGCCCAGGTGGTTCTGGTCCTCCGCCAAATGATTACATGGTGCGGAGATGGGATTTAATTAATAATGTAGCTTTAAGTAGCTTCCCTAATCCTCCGTCATTCTATATTTCAGGTTCTGAAGCTGGGGTTAGTAATAGTATACTTCTTGTTCTAGAAGATGATACAATTCTTGCTTTATTTATAAGAAATACAAATGCTATCGTAATACAGTATTCACCAACTGGAACAGTTCTTAATACTATTACACTTGGTGGAACATATCTTGTTCAGGGAATACAACACGCGCTCGATGATCCCAACTCATTCTGGGTCATGGCGTATACGCCCACAACTGGGGCTAATACAACTAGTTTCTTAAACATTCAAGTTAGCACTGGACTAACTTTATTTCAGACACCAACAGTTCCACAATTTCAGGATGCTTCTTACGCGCCACCTGAAACATTAACGCCAGCGGCATTTTTTGGCCCAAGCGATAATCAGGTATTTTTCTTAATTAATGGACCACCACCCCCTCCACTAATTGGAAATGGCGGTATATATTATATCAATCTTGGTAAAACAAATGATACAATTTACTATAGTATTCAGTATGGGACAGGTTCTTCACAACCAGTTACGTCAGTGGAAATAGTTCCAATTCCCAACCCATACTTTATCTTATGATTGACACATCTGAACTTAGCAACGACGAATCAATTTGCCATTTTGGCGCAGTGAAATATCGCGTCACTGGTTCTGGTAATCTTGTGTCAACTTTTCAATCATTAGATACGGTACAAACTACGCAACTTGCTACGATAGCAATGCAAGCGACACCTGGTAGGGAACCTACAATTCTTACAAATTTCATTAGTCAGCGCGCATTTTTGCGTGTTGAAACAATGAACTTAAATGAAACTTTTCGAATTAATCGTATAGTAGTTTACGCTAAGCCACTTTGGACCCAGTTCTATGGCAGTTAATATTGATACATCTGTTCCGGATATTCCTTCCTTATTAGCACAACTCAATGCTAGTAAGGTGGCATCTACGAACAATCCGCTGTATCAAACGATTAAGGGGCTACTCAATTCGAGTCAAGCTATTCATGGTGTAGCATCTAACATTGTTGCATATCTTAATAAAAATCCAATAACTTCTAGTGGTGGTGGAGGCGGTGGAACTCCTGGTCCTGCTGGTCCTGCTGGTATAATCTTTCCTAATGATAATAATGATGATTATTTCCCCCAAATTCCTGGTCCAATCGGGCCACAGGGAGCAACAGGAGCAACAGGAGCACCTGGTAGCGGTGGTAGTTTAATTGATCACCAGGGGATGACAAATGTAGTTGCTACTACCACAGAAACAATTATCTATACTTATTCTGTTACAGGTGGCACATTAGGAACAACAAATCATCTCCACCTAAGAATGGTTGGAGACCAGCAAAATACCAGTGGAACTAGTAATGTTATAACTATACGCGTATACTATGGTAGTTCAGTATTATATCAGAGCACTGGAACCTGGGCGAGTAATGCAGTTTTAACTCCCTGGTTTCTTGATATGGTGCTTGGTAATTATGGTGCTACAAATGCTAACTTCGTTGTGATAGAATCAATGTATGGCGATCGAACTGCGCAGACTCATGGCGTAGGAAATTGGGATGCGAATGGTTTGGGTCAAAACGTGTTATATGGTTTAGGAACTGTGGATTCTACTTCAACACAAACATTCAAAGTTTCCGTTCAGCATTCAGTGAATAATGCTACTACTAGCTGGCGGATGTTTGGCGCATATCTGGAGCTTGTCTAATGGCAGCTAATAAGTATGTTCGCTTTGGTCCAGTTGCGCTAAGTGCAACGCTCACAACTAATATTCTTAATCCACCCACTCTTACAGGTGGTGTTGGTGTTCCAGGCACAACTGTCAATACATACTATACTATCTATCATATTCGAATTGTAAATAAGACTAGTTCATCTGCTACCTTTTCTCTATGGGTTGGTGCTACTGGAGCTAATGCTGCTGGCACTGAATTCATGGGGACTGCGCTAACTGTTGCTGCTAATTCTTATGTTGAATGGACTGGTAGACTAACATTGGATATAGCTGATTTCCTAGTTGGTGGCGCATCAGCCGGAACAACACTCACACTGAGTGCAGAAGGTGAGATAGGTATCCGATGATAAATCCAATTTTACTAGCACTTACTGACCAAGAGATTTTGTGGCTTACTCTTATTGGTGAAACGCGTGGTGAACCAATTGAATCACAAGTAGCTACGGGTTCAGTTATTCGCAATCGCATGCAAACTCAGAAAAAGACCTATACGCAAATTTGTCTTGCTCCCGAGCAGTTTAGCTGCTGGAATAAAGATGACCCTAATTATTTGCTGCTAATTGACCTTGCGCAAAAAATGCAAGATGGAGATATGCAAGGTTATGAGCAGCTCTATTGGGTCGCTGAAGGTATTGTTCAGAATTTATTAAAGGATAATACTAAAGATGCACACTATTATATGACAAAAGAATTATTCAATACGCATCCCCCTTCATGGGCAGCTAAACCGATAAATCTCATAACTTACGGAAAACAAGTCTATTTTAATATATGACACGCAAATTACGAGAATCAGATATTCCTGAGCTACAACGTATACATGAAAAATTTTATGCTCAAGAGTTTGATTTTCCTAATTTTCTACCCCGATTTATTGACCCTATTGTTGTTACAAATCGAGAAGGTAAGATTATTACTGGTGGGGGCATCCTACCCATAGCAGAGACAATTATCTTAACTGATAAAGATACCCAATTAGGGGAGCGAATGAAAGGATTAAAAGAGATGTTTGATGATAATCTTTACACAGCTAAAAGATACGGCTTTTCTCGACTCCACGCATTTGTTCATGAATATAATTGGTTAAAATATCTCGAAAAAGCCGGATTTGAACCCTGCAAGGGTAAGATTCTTTCAATCGGAGTTTAGCAATGGCTTTAGGCGGAACACAAAATCAGCAGAATAATGGCTCGATGCAAAATACATATGCGCCATTATCTGCAACAACTTTTACCCCAACTAACCCCGGGTTAGGTGGTGCATACAGTTATAACCCTGCAACTGGAACATCTGGCTTTACAAATAACGGCCAATCTGCGGTGCAAGGGGCTATTAGCACTGGTGTCGGTAATGCGTATAGTGGGCTAAATACCACTACGCAAAATCTGGCAAACCAGTACCTATCAGGGGCAAATAGTTATTATAATGGCTTAGCTGGAAATAATCAAGATTTGAGTGGTATCCTGGGGGGATATAATTCATTTCTTGGTGGTGGTAATCCATCAGGCGGCCAAGCATCGCCATCCACTAATACTGGTAGCACTGCATCGGGATTAGGCCAGTTTTCATCTAGTATGAGCCCAACACAAGTTAATCAACTTGTGAATCAGTATATTAGCGCGGGTGGCGTGCCTAATACTGATAATGGCGCGTATTGGATGAACGCGTGGAATCAGTGGGGTAGTTCTGACCCATCATATTTTCTAACTCGTTTGCAGAATGGAATTGTGCAGAATGGTGGTAATGCTGCTGCTATTGGCGGGGGCACAGCTTCAGCCCCATCTGGTGGTAGTGGTGGAAATAGTTCAGCTATTGGTGGCTGGACAAATATGGCGCAGACTGGGGGATTCACTCCTGCGCAGATTCAAAGTATGCAGCAGCAGGGAGAAGCACCAACACGCGCTGCATATCAAAATATGCAAAATGACCTACAAACTAATTCAGCATTAACAGGTGGTTATGCGCCTAACCTTGCTGCTGCTCAAGCTAATTTGGGTCGTCAAGCTACACAAGGTATCTCTGCTTCTGATGTTGCTACTAATGCTGCTATTGCACAAATGCAGCAGCAGGGGCAACTTGCAGGATTATCTGGGCTAACTGGTGCACAGCTCGGTGCATTAGGTGGAATGACAAGCGCGTATGGTGCTACACCTGGTATGAGTTCAATGTTAGGCCAGCAGTTGCTAGGAACTAGTGGCCAACAGCTAACTGGTAACTCATTAGCTAACCAAATCGCACAGCTCTTAATTAGCGGTCAATTAGGCCAATCGCAGGTTCCTAGCAATCTTAATCAGGCGCTTGGTTCAGCCTCACAGATTGGTAATTTGGTTGGAACTGGTGCTAATGTTTATTCTGGATTAGCAGGTTACTAATGCCTCTAGTATCACCACTGTCTGCTATGGGGCAAAATAGTAGACAGAATCAAAATCAGAATTTATTTACAGGTGGTCCAGCAGGTACACCGGGGCAGCCAAGTAATGTAAGTAGTAGCTTACTTGGCTATCTTCTTCCAGTAGCAGCTTTTGCTACAGCAGGATTATTAGGTCCTGCTCTTATGGGGGGAGATGCTGCTATTGGGGCTGCTGATGCTGGAGATGCTGCTGGATTGGGTGATGCTACTAATGCTACATTAGATAGCACGAATATTGGTTCGGGACTATCCACTTTGCCTGCCGGAGGTAGTGGAACTATAGATATGGGTAGTTCTGGACTTAGTAATTTATCGCAACTTGGCAGACTTCAATCTTTAGGAAATAGTGTAAATTCTAGCGGTAAGCAACAACAGCCATCTATCAATATGACGATGCCTTCGATGGTGCCATTACCATCTGGAAGTATCAATAATACTATTACACCTAACGTTCCATTACCATCTATGCCATCTGAAGCAGCACCTAATTTATCAGCCTTAGGTGCAACTAGTCCATTACAACAATCTTCACCTGTGCAGGCACCTATGTT